ATAGGAAGAGATTCAGGAGCTCGATTAACAATCCCTGTAACTATTGTAAAAGTAAACCAATAATAAGCTATGTCATTTAAGAGATTAGACCCAGAAGATATCACAATAAGTGCAGAGGCTGTAGTAGCACCTGCCTGGTCAGGACAAGCCACACAATTAACAGCTTTCTTTACTGCATCATCACAGGTAAGTAGTACCACAGGAAACTACTACTACAATATTCTCCAACTAGACCCAAATGCTACAGGAGCAGCGATACAGTTTGCAGCAGCATATGGAAACAGACTAGGATCAGGTTCAGAAAATATAAACGGAATTGTAGGTAAATCACCTTCTTCAGTAACTTACGGACAGTATAGAACGTTGATTAATGGAGATGAAGATACTGATTTTACTTTTGGAACAACCGTTCCAAACTCAGTATATATAATATCTGTAAACAGATCTCGATACAAAGAGAAACTAAAACCAGGTACGTTTAATATAACACTAACATCAGGATCTAATACAGTTAAGCTTACTGATAATAGCGCAGACTTAACAACAGTATCTTACACAGATTCAGGAAGAGTATACGATATAGTATCAGGATCAAACGGAAGTGCATTTACAGGATTAACAACAACAGGATTTACACCTAATTCAGGATCATATGGTAAATTTCTACCAGATGTAGGGATTATAGTACTAAACGGAGAAGCTCTAAAAGCACCGGTACTAGGAGGAGGAATAGCAGCAGTATTGAATGAAGCTAGTAATAGCGCCACCCCAGATAACTTAGACCTATTCTTCACCATAGTAAAGCAAGGAGGATCCTTTTCAGTAAGATCTGAAGAGACTATTTCTTCAAACTTTGTATTTATTCGAGTTAGAAACAGTGAGTTTAACTACTCTACCAATCCATCGAACATAACAGGATCAGGAGAATTAAGACATAATGTAATGATCAATAATCCTCAAACATATATTACAACAGTTGGACTATATAATGATAATAACGATTTATTAGGAGTTGCTAAATTATCAAAACCTTTATTAAAAGATTTTACAAAAGAAGCTTTAGTAAGAATCAAGTTGGACTATTAATGAATGAGTGCTTACAAAAAATTAAACAAACAAGACGCTTTTATAACTACCTATGTTGCCCATAAGTCATGGGCAATAACTGGTAGCCAGTTCTCATCATATAATATAACATACAACCGGAACGTATCTGGTATTAGTCAAAATAGTCTACAGCAACTCTACTACCCAACTAAAGTATCCGGAAGCGTTACAAGTAGCGCTTTTGACTACTACCCACAAACCACACTTTACCAATCACAATCTAGAGAACTAACAACAGGAGCTTTCCTACTAAGTATACCTAGAAATTTATACGGTACTGCAATAAAACCAGAGACTTTTATATTTACATTAATACAAGGTCTTTACGAAATATTTCAACCAGTACAACTAGGGTACATAGCAGAAGGGTACTTACAGACATTTGATTCAACAGGAAGAAGGCCTCCTAGAGATATAAACCCTAGCCCAACAGTTTCAAACTTCATAGTAGATGATGGGGAAGGTCAACTGTATATATCTGGAAGCTCTCCTAGAAGTTATGTAGGAGATATTATATATCCTCATGGAATGGCAATTATAACAGATACAGCGATAGCATCATATGCAGCAGATACATTAAAGTTTTTCTCTAGTAAAGCAGTACTAGGCTTTAAATCAAGTCAACCGATATTTACACATAATTATCACTGTAAAGCAAGAGAATCAGAATTTAACTTTACATATAACCCTTCTGCATTATCAAGTTCATTAAAAACAGTTTACGATAATATAGATGAAGTCTACAGTACAGGTTCTAATGTAAGTACAGGGGAATTAAATAGTAATATAACAGGAAGTGAATTCCAACCATACATAACAACAGTAGGTCTGTATAACGATGCAAACCAGTTAATAGCAGTAGGAAAAGTAAATAGACCGGTACCAAAGTCTGCTAACACAGAAATGACAATAATTGTAAAAATAGATATTTAAAGATATGGCAATCACATTAAGAACAATAACAGGATCAGCATTATCATATGAACAGTTAGATACTAACTTTTCCTCATTCTTCTACTCAGCATCATTTGCTGGTGGAACTATAACACTTTTTACTACAGGAAGCGGTGATACAGGAAGTGCAGTACCAGGGCCTATAAGTATGTCTTTTACAATTCCAATTATTTCACAATGGACAGGAAGTGTAGGAGTTTCAACCACAGACACTCAGATTCAAATAACAGGATCTTTAATTAACGGAACAGGAAGTATTTCTGCACCAAATAACAGATTCTCACATGGAGAAGGATTCTCAGCAATAGCAACAGGATTATACTCACATGCAGAAGGTGTAAATAATCAAGCAACAAATACAGGTTCTCATGCTGAAGGATGGACAACTACAGCTACAGGCCGTTACGCCCACTCAGAAGGAACTGCTACTGGAGCTTACGGAACAGGTTCTCATGCTGAAGGATATGGGGCAATAGCATCAGGGTCTTATTCACATGCAGAAGGTATATCTACAAACGCTAGAGGAGATTATTCACATACAGAAGGTACTAACACTGTCGCAGTAGGTCAATCATCTCATGCTGAAGGTTACTACACTTCAGCATCAGGAAACTATTCACATGCAGAAGGTATATCTACAAACGCTATAGGAAACTATTCACATGCAGAAGGTATATCTACAAACGCTAGAGGAGGCTACTCGCACGCAGAAGGTATATCTACAAACGCTAGAGGAGGCTACTCGCACGCAGAGGGAGGTTATACTAATGCAGTAGGAGAGATTTCACATGCTGAAGGTTTTGGTACATTAGCATCAGGATCTTATTCTCATGCTGAAGGAGATAGCACAATATCATTTGGATACTCTTCACACGCTGAAGGATATAATACAGTATCCTCAGGTAGCTACTCACACGCAGAAGGTGTAGCTACAAACGCTAGAGGAGACTACTCACATGCAGAAGGGAATTCTACTACAGCTACAGGAAACTACTCACATACAGAAGGATGGGCAAATGTTGCAGGAGTCAAAGCTTTCCAAGTTAATAATATAACATATAATGGTAACGGAACATCCACACTAGTATATGCAGGAAATATTACAGCAAGTTTTGTAGTAGGAACTCCTATGTTAGTTACAGATGAACCTCTTGACAACCTTTACGAAGGTGGATTAGGAGTATACATAACGAGTAGTGTGATGAGTGGAAGTAGTACAGTTATAGGAGTAAATTACGACTTAACCTTTCTCCAATCACTAGGAGCATGCCGTATAGGATCAACTACAGATCCATTCTCAGGTACAATAACAGGGATGTTCGGAAACTACGCACATGCAGAAGGAACAGGAACATACGCACTCGGTAGCTATACACATGCAGAAGGAACGGGTACTAGAGCAGTAGGTAATAGTTCTCATGCTGAAGGACTAATAACATACGCAGTAGGTAATTATTCACATGCTGAAGGTAATATAACTAGAGCAATAGGAGTGGGTTCTCATACAGAGGGCCAGCACACTGCAGCTACAGGAAACTTTTCACATGCAGAAGGGTACTTCACAACTGCATCAGGAGATTATCAACATGTTCAAGGACAATACAATATATCATCATCAGCACAATCTGCTTTTATAGTTGGAAATGGTACATCAAACACATCTAGAAGTAATTTAGTATTTGCATCAGGAAGTACATTTCAAGTAACAGGTTCGTTAGAGGTAACTGGGTCTTTAACAATAAAAGGAGCTCCAAGCTCTATATATATGAATGATGTATCAGGAACCTTATATAGAATAAGAATAGCTCCAGGAGGTACATTGATGGTAGATACACTATCTTAATAGAAAACAAAATAAAAAATGTGGTTATATAAAGATAAAGAAATTAAAGAACTAGAAGATATGCCCGGAGACAACTTCGGGTTTATCTATGAAGTAACACATCTACCAACCGGTAGAAAATACTTAGGAAAAAAACAACTTATTTCTGTTACAAAAAAAGCTTTAGGTAAAAAAGAACTGGCTTTAATAACAGATAAAAGAGCTAGTAAATCTAAAATAGTTAGAAAAGAATCTGATTGGAAAACCTATTACGGATCTCACTCAGAAATAAAAAGCTTAATAAAAGAAGGTAAACAGTCGGAATTCTCAAGAGAAATTCTTATCTTTACTCCAAATAAAAAGCTTCATACATATTAT